GCGTCCAACTGTGTATCATATTTGTTAAAACAAAAAAAATGTTTTGATCCGAAATCTTGTCGCAACTCTAAACCAAAATTAGTTGTAATTACATTTTCAAGATAATTTGTTCCGCTACATCTCTCTCCATATATTACAAATTTTGTAATTCTAGTCATAATATAAAAGAAATATAATAAAAACTATACTTAAATTTATTAATAAATTAATAAAAAATATTTGACATTTAATAAATTAAATTAAATATTAAATTCAGGAATGCTATAAATATCTCCAACTTTAATGTATTTTGCGATAACCTTTGGATTATTCTTTCCAATCATAATATCTTCAGGCTGATACACATTATAATTTTTATCAATATAATATACAATTCCTTGTATATCTTGTAACCAAACTTCAATCTTTTGTCCTTGTGGTTTAGAATCTTCTTCAAAATCGCAAATTCCATGAGGAAGACCCTTAAGATGTGTCCCACAATAATTAGTAGTAGTGTCTTTTCTTCTTCTTGTACATTGTTCTCCACTTGCTCTTTTAGCACAGCATCTATCTGAAAGATGAACTATATTCTTGACTCTTTTTCTCTTCATAAAATCTTCCTTTGTCAATGCTAATCTGTCGTAATCATAAATATATTGAACTAGTTTGCTCAAGTTAGGATCAGTAGTTAGACCCATTTCACTAGCTCTCTCTTTAACTTTATCTTTAAAGTCAGAGATATAATTTTCAATCTTTTTGTTGATACGTCTTTCCATTATGTTTCTTTATATAGTTTATATATAAAGATATCTTTAGTTCAATTTTTTTATTATATTATAAAACAACTTAAAGGCCTTAAAATGCTTTATAGTCATTTTATTGTTTACACAAATTGTTATATTTAAAAATCTACTTTTAACACAATAAATATAAAGAAAATACTAATAAAGAGATGTATATATTACTATATACATATATAATGCTACCTATTGAAATTGTAAATAAAATATTAGTTTATGTTAGTGACCTAAATAATAATGTTATTATAACACAATATCACCCGATTACAAATAAAGAATACTATAAAATAAATTTTAATACTGACTTTTTATGGAAAATAAAAAGTAATATTTTAATGAAAAGAATTTATCCAATACGGGATAGTGATTTTTCTAATAAATGTAACATAGAACTTTACAAATATGGAATACCTCATTACGAGAAACAATTAAGAATAAATAACATTACATGAATAATTATAACTTATTTCCTGTAAAATAATATTATATGAAATAGATCATATATAGTGTAAGTCTATAATACATTTAATTTATAATAATAGCGAGGTAACACAAATGATGAAATTAATAAGAAAAAATAAAATGATATATAAGAACCGTAAACATTTATGCCTACTCCATAAAACTCTAATATTCTTGTAATACCATAAACTAACAATATAGATATTCCTAATGTAGTTATTATTGAGCTCGCTGACATTATATAATTATTCAAGAAATTAATAATTATATATTATTTTAATAACTAACTTATTTACAAAATCATGTATTTATCTTTATGTTCACTTATATATCTATCATCTAAAAATGATTTATCTAGTGAATGGTATGAAAGAGGCGAAAAATTTTCATAACTTTTTACTAATATATCGGGTTTTATTTCATGAGAGTTTGAATAGCATATTAACATGGTAGGTTCTGTAAAAATTGTTGTAATAATTATATCACTTAAAGAAAATTCCTTTTCTGTCTCTATGTATGTTTTACCTTCTATAAACAAAGCATGTCTGTTTATTCCTCCATGAATAAACCTACCATAATCATTGTCTGTTAATAATCTTCCTGATACACTATGGGTATTGTTTTTGTTAGAAATATCTATTAAAGAGGTTCCACCTTGTTGTGTCCAGCCTCCATCTCTTACTGCTTCCCCAAATGATTTATAAAAATAAAAATGCTCCCCACAAGATTCATATGTCTTACTTTTACGATTTCCGAAAACAGAATTAAATTCAACGTTTTTATATTCCCCTCCAGTATATGCTACGTCTGGAATATTATATGAACAATTGTTACTAGGATTTTTTAACAAAGATAATTCAGGATTATTTTCAAATAACTCAGTTACAGTATCATCAATATCAATATTGCATACTTGTTTAGTATTTATTATTTCACTTGGTAATACAAACCATGTAAGTGTATTTCTTGATAAATTTAATCCCATTATATCTATTTCTGTAATATTTACAACGGCATATGGTCGTTTTAGATTGTCATAAAATATGCCTTTATACATTTCATTATTCATATTTTCTACATTACAATTGATACTTTTTAGAGAATTACTTACCTTATTCAATATACTTTCTTGTATATTTGTTATATTATCATTTAAAATAATAAAAGGTAGCATAAACTGTTCTTTTATAAAATTATTACAATATGGGATTTTTTCCATCATAAACTGTAAAAAAGGGTATTTTGCTGTATCTGTTACATGATAACATAACACATATAATATATTCTGATAATTAGAATTAATATAAATAGATTGAGTTGTTGAAAGTTTATTTATTTCAGCCAAGGGTTCTAAATAATATGTATAATCCATATTTTTATACATGTTATTTATTTAAACTATTTTAAATGGATTCTATTTATCTATTTTTCTCTTTATTTCCTCTTTTATTACTTCCAGTCTATTATCTAAAACCTTTTGAGTTATTTCTTTAGCTAATGCCGGTTGATCTTTGTAATATTCTTCCAACTGTGAAAGCAAATATTTACCAGAAATAGTCTTTCTTGTTTTCTTCTGTTTATAAATCAATGCTCCTCCATTTATATCAAAACAATCAATAGAATTACTTTTCATTATATTCACCAATGATTCGGTTAGCAATTTTTTTTTATTTGTTTTGTCTTTAACCTCCAACTTCAAAGTATTTATTTCATTATCCATTTTAATCCACTCTTTAATATTTGTTATTAATTCATCCTTTGTATTAACTTTCGGTTTGATTTGAGTTATTTCTTCTTTTATTTCGGCCATTATTAAATAATTAATATTATAATTTTAAGTTTGTTTATTAATAAATCTTTTGACTATTTGTTAGTTAAAGTTCTTTGGTTTCATGTCTCTTACAAAAACCTTCATCATTAATAATTTTACAACAACATTGTTTTCCTTTGTTTGGACCTGATTTTAAAATTGATATACATGCTGTTTTTATTTGTTCATCTTCTTCTGGAATATATTGAACAATAGTTTGTTGTTCTTTTACTTCGTTTTTAATTACTGGTAATCTCTTTAAAGGTGGTAATCCATTTGCAACTCGTTCAGAATTTTTTTGTTCAAGTAAATCATCCTTTTGTTTCTTTAGTTCTTCTTTTTGTTTCTTTAGTTCTTCTTTTTGTTTTTTGTTTTCATCCTTTTGTTTCTTTAGTTCTTCTTTTTGTTTCTTTAGTTCGTCTTTTTGTTTCTTTAGTTCATCTTTCTTTTTTTGTATATCTTCCATAGCAGCTTGTTTAACACCTAACTTATACATTTTTAAACCTTGTCTATAATGTGATGTGCAATATAGTAAAGTTGTTTCTGGTATAGATGCAACATGTTTATTATAACAACTATTACTTTGAATTCCTTGTGAATTTATATATTTAACTGGATAACAACATATACCTTTTTTAAAGGTTACACCATACTGATAAAAAGTATAGTCGTCTGAATAATAATTACTAGCAGTTTTTTTAGAACTATATAAATCCTTATCAAAAGATTTATCTAATGTATTAATTCCATATATCTTCTCTAATCCTAGTTCTTCATAATATGGTAAAATAGTAAATTGTATATTTCTACAATAAGGACACTTGATAAAAAAATCTACTTTACTATTTTGAAATAATTTATATTCATTTTTAGACAAAGTGTTTGGAGTATATGTATAAAAAACAAATTTTTGTCTGTAAATCTCCTTATATAAAGCATCATAATTAAAATGATGATTACATTCAAGTGTAATTGAATTATCAATTAATGGCATACCAGTAATCTGGCATAATGTTGTATCATCATCATCATCGTCACTATCATCTAGGGATTTAAATAATTCTTCATAAAAATTAATATTGTCTTCGGTAATATGGGTTGTCATTTATATATTATCTTTTACAGAATATCTTTAAATTTATTTTGTATAGTTAGTTATATTATGTCGCCAAGCGCTTGGGGTCCTTCTACTTGGATATTTATGCATACTTTAGCTGAAAAAATAAAGGAATCAAGTTTTCCTTCTATTGCACCCAAATTGATTCTCGTCTTAATCCAAATTTGTAATAATTTGCCTTGTCCAGAGTGTTCTCAACATGCAAGAGAGTTCTGGTCTAAGGTAAAAACTGTTAATATTAAGAGCAAAACAGATTTAATAAATCTTCTTTTTGTTTTTCACAATATGGTGAATAAAAGAAAAAGGTTAAATGCATTTAAATATGAAAATTTAGAAATTTATAAAACTAGAAATGTTGTTGATACATATAATCTATTTTCTCGTAATTTTAATACTAAAGGAAACATGAACTTAATTAATGAGTCATTTCATAGAAATATGATGCTTGCTTCATTAAGAAGATGGTTAATGGCAAATATTATTCATTTTGATAAATAATATATTATTAATTAAACTTAAAGAGCTTTAAGTAGTTTTATATATTATTAATTGATTGATGAACCTACTAATTCCCCGTTTTTATAAATAGAACAACGAAATTGTTGTTTGGAAGGCATAGAACAAACCTCTTTGTTAGTATTAACCTCATTAATATATAAATATGGTTTTAATGAAGAGCCATACATAATTAATCCAGCTATTACACCTCCTAAAAATAATCCACTTATAATATTTCCAATTACTAAACTAGAAAAGAATGAGGGTATACATGTTAGTGACTTTTTAATAAAAAGGTCTAATGATATATAAGAAATAAAGAAGGCCAATACTCCGTAATTCATAGCATTAATACTACTTTGCTTTGATAATAGAATCATTGGCATTAAAAAATACATCATTGTAAATGTTAAAATATATGTGCTATATGTTACATCTTGAGGAATAAATATTTGGCTTAATCCAGTCATACATATATTGGGAATTTGAGAAGCAGCGTCTTGACTTGATTTTGTTGAATCAATACCTTTAAATACGATAATTCTTAAAAATGTTATTATGAATATCCATACAAAAAACACAAATGCTTTTTCCATTGTGGCTGTAAACATTGAAAATACAACTATACTAACACAAATAATTATTGGTGAATAAAATGATAATGAGTAAAACATATTCATTGTATTTAATAAAAGTGAATTATGTTGAGTATTTTGTTTAATTTGATCCATATACTATTTTATAATATTATATTAATTTTTAACTTTGTAAATAATATATTATTCGAAAACTAATTTAAATACATCTTCTATAGTTTCCACTGTATAAAATTTAATATTTTTTGTTAGTTCATCATCTTTATGTTTTTTAATGAAACTTTCATAATCCTTTTGATTTTCTTTTGGAAATAAAAATTCAGTAACTCCTGCTTTTATTCCTCCTAAAAATTTTAGATCTAATCCACCTATTTCAGTAACATTACCATCCAAAGTTATTTCTCCTGTTATTGCTATAT